GCAGAAGAACACTTAACCGCACTTAATATAGCTATGGCAGAAGAAGAGAAGTCTATAGATCAAGATGTAGAAGTGAGAGAAGTAGATTTATCCGCTCCTAAATTTATGATCGTAAATATGAAACGAGGATTAGATAATCTTAATAGAGCGGGCGACGGCCTAACTCCTAAAACAGTTAGGGACGCTAGATCTATTGTTAATAGTGGTAAAGTAAGCCCGGCTAAAGTTTCCTTAATGGGAGCGTGGCACGCTAGGCACCTTAGCGATCTAGAGAGAGAGCCAAGTAACCCTAACGATCCCGATACATATAGAGCTAGCGATATCGCTTTCTTATTGTGGGGATCTAACCCGTGGACTAACCCGGATCAAGCGGGAGAGTGGGCTAGAAGAAAACTTGAACAATTACAAGATGAAGAGGGTAGAGTATCTAATTTTTATGACATAGATACTAAATCTATGACAACTACGATTAATATGTTAAATAATAAGGTTAGGATTAATAACGTGAATAAAGAAAAAGAAAGCCGATCTTTTGGCTTAGCTAATGTAGAAATAAGAGAAAATAAAGACGGGGAATTATCTTATAACTTTAGTGGTTACGCAAGTGTATTCGATAAACCGTATGGTGTAAGAGATAGTAAAGGAGCTTACACCGAAACCATTAAACCCGGAGCTTTCAAAAAGACTTTACAAGAGCAAGACGATGTCAGATTTTTAGTAAACCACGACGGAATACCTTTAGCTAGATCTAGTAGCGGTACTTTAAGACTAGAAGAAGACGACTACGGATTATTTGTAGAGGCTAGTTTAGATCCTAATAACCCAACCGTTGCAGAAGTTGCCTCCGCTATGAAGAGGGGCGATCTTAACGAAATGTCTTTCGCTTTCGCAGCAGTTAGGGACGACTTCGACGGAGAAAAAAGGGACGTACAAGAAGTAAGATTATTCGATGTAAGCGTAGTTACATACCCGGCTAACAGTTGGGCAGGCGCTACATTAAGAGGTTTAGATATAAGCGAGTACCAAAAAGAATTAATAGAGGCTCGTAGCGGAGATAAAGCCGTAGAAGTTTTAGAGCAAATAATCAATAAGTTACAAGAAAGTAGCGAAGAAGATAAGCGCTCTAAAAGTAACCCCGATGTAGAAATCTTAAAAATTAAGATGAAAAAAGACGGGTTACTCTAAGACGTTACGCCGGATTACCTATCCACCTAACGCACAAGTATAAGTAATAGCAACTTTAAGGATATTAAATTGAAAAAATTAATAGAAGAAAGGGACGCTAAATCAGCAGAACTAAACGAACTTGTTGAGGATATGGACGCTATGGAAAAAGGCGAAGAGTTAGACGCTAAAATTGAAAGATCTAACGAGCTTTTAGTAGAGATCAAAGACTTAAACGAGAAAATCGAAAAAGACGCAGATTTAAGAAAGACCCTAAAAGAAGTTGAAGAAAGCAGAAAATCTTTAGACATTGAAGATGAAGATATTACAGAAACTCGTATGGAAGTAAAAGAGCCGGATATGTACCGTAAAGGTGGCGAAAATTCTTTCTTCGGAGATATGTATAATGCTAAATTCAACAACGATTACCAAGCTAACAAAAGATTAGCAGAACACCAAGAAGTTTCTAAAAGAGATGTCGGTACCGGAGCTTTTACCGGTATGGTCGTACCTCAATACTTGCTCGACGATTACGCACCACTCGCAAGAGCGGGCGCTAATTTCTATCAAGCAGTACCAAAAAGAGAGTTACCGGCTTTCGGCAACAAAGTAGAAATTTCAAGAATAACAACAGGATCAAGCGCAGCAGAACAAGCTAGCGAAAACTCCGCAGTTAGCGAAACAGATATGGACGATACACTATTAACCGTGAACGTCGATACTATCGCAGGACAACAAGACGTATCTAAGCAAGCCTTAGACCGTGGCGGACAACCGGGCTTTAATCTAGAAGATATTATCTTCCAAGATCTAGCAAGCGCTTACTATACTAAATTAGATAACTTGATGTTAAACGGCTCCGGAACTTCCGGACAACCTTTAGGTTTGACTACAGTTAGCGGAAATAATAGCGTTGCATATACAGACGCTAGCCCTACAGTAGCCGAACTTATGCCAAAGATTGCAGACGCAATACAACAAGTAAACTCTAATCGTTTCGCTCCGGCGACCGCAATTATTATGCACCCTAGACGTTGGGGCTTTTTAACTGCGGGAGTTGATAGCTCAAATAGACCATTAATATTACCTAACGGTAATGCTCCTCAAAACGCTTATGGCGTTGGAGATACAAACTCTTACGGAGTTGTTGGTCAATTAATGGGTATCCCGGTTATTACCGACGCTAATGTCGCTACTAACTTCGGAGCAGGTACAAACCAAGACGAGATTTACATAGTAAGAGCAGAAGATCACATACTCTTCGAGCAAGATATGTTTACTGCTAAGTTTGAAGAAACTAACGCAGGATCTTTAACAACTAAGTTAGTTGTTTATGGTTATGTTGCTTTCGCAAGCGGTAGATACCCGGCGGGTATTTCCGTAATTGGCGGAACAGGATTGGTAACACCAACCTTTTAATTAAAATTGTTTTAGTGTATCGGGCAACCGATACACTAAGACATATAGGAAATAAGATTTATGGATATTAAAACAAAAGAACAAATAGAGGCTTTAAAAAAAGAATTAAAACACTACGAGATTTATAAAAAAGCAGATAGAGCCGAGCAAGTTAAAAAAGAAATTAAAGCACTTGGCGGAAAAATCGAAAATAAATCAGCAAAACCAAAAGCCGAAAAAAAAGTCGTTAAGAAGTAGTAATGCCTAAACACTATAAAGGTGGTAAACCTAAAGGTGGTAAGGGTAAAGGCCGAGGAGGTAAGTAACCTATGGCAATTATTAACGGTTATATTACCCAAGCGGATCTAAAGGCTTTTGTAGGGATCCCGGATAGTGATACCGCAGACGACGACTTATTAGATAATGCTATTAATGGCGCTAGCCGTCAAATAGACGCTTTTTGTGGTAGAAAATTTTACGCCGACGGATCTACAAGCGCTAGAGAATACTTTACAAAAGATTTTTTTAAACTTTACGTAGATGATATATCTACTGCAACCGGATTGGTTGTAAAATACGACGATGACGACGACGGGACTTACGAAATTACCGTACCAAGCGATGAATATAAATTACTACCTATTAATGGTGTAGTAGGGGGTATTGAGGGTAGCCCTTATTACATTATCCAATTAAATAGCGACGGATCTTACGAGTGGCCTTTATCTAACACTTCTAATAGACCATACGCACAAATAACCGCTAATTGGGGTTATGAAACTACACCGGAGCCTATTAAATATGCGTGCAAGATGTTAGCGAGTGAGTTATTCGCTATGCGTAATGCACCTTTAGGCGTAGCGGGTGTAGGAGATTTCGGCGTAGTTAACGTACAACAAAACAGAGAGGTAACTAGATTACTACTACCGTTTCGTAAAGCTAGCGTACTAGGAATAGCTTAATGGCTAGCTTACAAGAGGTAAGGGACGGGATCAAAACAACCCTAAGCGATAATATTAGCGGTTTACGAGTGTACGATGTTGTACCGGATTACTCTATTAACTTTCCGGTAGCAATAGTCTTACCAACTTCAATACAGTTTAATATAGCTATGCAACGTGGCACGGATCTATACAACTTCGATATTTTAGTAGCAGTACAACGAGCAGAGAGCAGAACGGCACAAGATCAATTAGACCAATATATAACAGGAGCCGGGAGTAGCTCTATAAGACAGACTATATTTAATAATAAGACGCTAGGTTTAGATAATACCGACGCAACTATTACAAGTGTAAGCAATTACGCCGCAGACGTTAACCTTAACGGAATAGACGCAATAGGAGCGAATATAAGCCTAGAAGTGTATACAAAAGGAACTAGCTAAATGCCAAAATTTAAAATAATAGGATCTAAGAAGATAGACGGTAAAGAGCCGGGTAGCACTATAACTTTAGAAGATCTAGATAAAATAATCACACTTACAAAAGCCGGACATATAACCGCTATAAGTAAAAAAGAAAATTTAAAGAAAGTTAAAAAAGTCGTAGAAGAGATTAAAGATAAAGAGGTAGATAATGGCTAAGTATGTATTTACGGACGGTAAATTATTTATCGGTGGATATGATCTAAGCACACATACCAACGCAATTACTTTAGACGTTACCGCAGACGAGTTAGATGTTACAACTATAAATAGTGGTGGCTTTAGAGAAAGATTGGGCGGCCTTAAAGATAGTAGCCTTAGTATCGATGGATTTTTCGAGGCCGGTAGTGAAAAACCGGACGCTCTATTAGGAGCTAATATAGGTAACGAGTTGATCGTTACAGTTGTACCCGACGCCGGAGTAGGCAATATAGCTTACTTCTTAAAATCAAAACTATTTAGTTATCAAATACTAGGAAGTGTAGGAGAGATCGCACCTTTTAATATTTCTAAGTCAAATAGCACCGATAAAGTTGTAAGGGGTACTATTGATATAGATAGCGCAATTACTGCTAGCGGAAATAGCACCGGAGTACAATTAGGAGCCGTAGCCTCAACCGAAAACATCTACGCCGCCGTACATTGTACCGGAGTTAGCGGAACAAGTACCCCTACTATTACGATCACGCTAGAGAGCGACGATAACGCTAGCTTTACTAGCCCTACAACAATAGCGACGTTTACAGATATAACCGCTATTAGTAGCGAGATCAAGAAAGTATCGGGAGCAATAACAGACGATTACTTCCGTTTCGCTTATACAGTTTCCGGGACTACTCCAAGTTTTGATATACACGCTACTTTCGGTATCGAGTAAAGTATTAAGACGTTTTTAGGGTAAAAATTAGGTAATTTTTTTAAAAAAAATAAACTTTTTTATTTACTTGACTTTTTAAATTATTTATATGCGTCAAATAGGTAAAACCCTAGTGTTTATAGGCTTTTTTATTTTTATAATGCACAAGTGCAAAAAAAATAGCAAGTTAACTTAAAAAAAACATAAATTTGTAAAACAACCGTTATTAGGTAGGATTATTACATAAAGATAAATACTTGGGAGGTATTAAGAAATGAAATTATACGAACTAAGAAATAATAGAGGAGTAGCACACTCTTACCATAACAATAAGAGAGAGGCTATAGAAGAGTTAAAAGTCTTCTTAATGTTAGAGGGATCTAGTAAAGGTCGTAAAAAAAATACAGTTTTATTTAGCGACGGTACATTATGGTCTATACAAGAGAAAGTCTATAACTAATAATGAAACCTAAATCTTTTGACGGTTACTCTTTATGCGTAAGTTGCCAAGTTAGAAAGCAAAGTAATTGGACTTTAAGAAATAATAAAAAATATACTTTCTGCCAAAACTGCGGTAAATCTAGTGTTAGTAAGTAAAACAGAATTTTACGGAGATTACGAAAACCAACGTAACCGTTTTAGAAAGTTTCATATTTTAAATAAGGATCTTAGTTACTGCGGTAAGTATTTAGATCCTAAAGATTTAAAAGACGGATCCATAATATTTTCTAAGAGATTTTTTAAAAAAGGTAAATGGAATAAAAGTATAGTTTGTGGATCGTGTTTAAATTCATATATTGCCGTAGGTTTTGAAGATATAGAAATCTAAAAAAAATACACCATTATTTACGAAAGTATGTTTATAATGGGTACATAAGATAAATACTTGGGAGGTAAAAAGTGAATTATACTTATCAACTAAAACATAAAAGGGTAGTTAATTGTAGATTTTGTAAAAGTAGCAAGATCGTTAACACCGTAGATTATCTAAATGAGATCCAACAAGTTAGCTGCTTAGATTGTAGATCTAAATATCGTCAACACGGTAGAAATTTAGAGATTGTTAGAGAGGGGTAAAATAATGGAAGTATTTAATAATATAGCTAGCTTTATTTTTAGTAGATCTAAAGTTTACGAGGTAAAAGTTACTACCGAGTTTATAGTAGAAGTTTCCGCAAGCAACCCGGAAGACGCTAGAAAAAAGATAGATAACTTTTTAAACGGTAAATATGAAACCGACGGAGATAGAGAGAAAGACGCTTATAATGATTGGTTACATTTTATAAGCCCGGACGATCTACTAGAAAAAAAATCAAGCTATAAGATTTTTAGGCCTAAGTATATAACCGAGGGAGATAGTAACGAGGTTATGTATAGGCGAGAAAAAGAATTAAAAAAGCGTAATTAATACTCCCAAGTATATTACGTACGTTAAAAGCCGGGCGATTAAACCCGGCTTTTTCTATGTCATACTACGACTAAGGAAATTATCAATACTTAAAATTAGCTTAGTTAAAAAAGGAGTAAAAATTGGCTAAGTTTGTTTTAACAGACGCTAGCGTAACAATTAATAGCGTGGATCTAAGCGACCACGTTGCTAGTGTTACCCTAGATATTACCGCCGACGAAATAGAGGAAACCGCTTTCGGTCAAACCTTTAAGAGTAGATTGGGCGGCCTAAAGGACGGATCATTAAGCGTAGATTTCCACCAAGATTTCGCAGCTAGCGAAGTGGACGCTACACTATGGCCTCTTCTAGGTACCGTAACTACTTTTGAGATTAAACCTACAAGCGACGCAGTATCTTCAACTAACCCGAAATATAGCGGATCCGTATTGGTTAACCAACACCAACCGGTAGCTAACGGAGTAGGAGAATTGGCGAGCTTTAGCGTTAGTTTCCCAACAAGCGGAACTATTACAAGAAGTACAAGCTAATGTCTTTAGTACAGGGATTACACCAACTCACTCTCGTACTAGAAGACGGTACAAAAAAAGAAGTAACGTTAAGACCCGTCGACTTCGTAGCTTTAGAAAGAAAATTCGGTCAAAGACCGGCTAGCGAGCTAGAAAAATTATCTTTCGAGGAGTTAATGTATTTATGTTGGAGCGCTAGTAAGCGTACCGGCGTTACGGACGATTTCGATAAGTGGTTAAATACCGTTGCAACTATAGACGGTTTAGGGGGCGAAGACCCGGAGTAACCGGCGGTTATTATATCGATTTAATAGCCGAAGTTAGTTTAGCCGCCGGACTAAACCCTATGGAAGTAGCGGAGTTACCGTTACCAATTTTTTTAGCACTACAAAACGCTTTACAAAAAAGAGCCGAGCAGGAAAAAAAGAAATATGGCTAAAACCTTTCAATACAAGACCGCAAAAGACGGCGGACTAGCCGTCGAGGGTCTTAATGACGTTATAAAGGGTCTTAACGAGTTATCGCAGGGTAAAGAAGTTAAGAAAGAGCTAAGAGGCTTTCATAAAGAGATCTCTAAAGAGGTACAAAGTGCTACTAGATCACAAGCATTAAAGCAAAGTGTAAACGGTAGGCCGGTACCAAAAAGAACGCAGGGAGCTAAAGGTTATGTAGGTGGTGGTACGGATCGTATCGCTTACCTCGATATAAGACGTACTAATAAGTTTGT